CCAAGGGCCAAAGCCCCCAGTACCACAAAACTCCAACAGGGCGTGTTTATGCCCAGATGGTAAGACTTACTCTCGCAAATGCTGCGACAAGAACGATATGCAAGCACAAGGCATAGGTTTTATCGGTGGCAAAGGGTAAGAGTAAAATACCCAATTTTAACTAAAACAATTATTTACTTATGAATCTGCAAGATGTTTTCAAGAAAATCGAGCTTGCTCTTACTCCCGAACGAGTAGAGCTTGCTTCTATGTTGCTGGTCGATGGTACTAAGGTGGAAGCCGAAGTATTTGAGGCTGGTGCAAATGTATTCCTTATCGGAGGGGATGGCGAGCAAATCGCTGCACCCGTTGGTGAGCATAAGCTGGAAGATGGTCGCATCCTCGTAATCGAGGAAGAGGGCATAATCAAAGAGCTAAAGGCTGAAGAGCCTACAATCGAAGTCGAGATCGAGGCTGCTGCCGAGGAAGAGAAGGAGATGACTATGACTGAAGTTATGGAGATGGTATCTGCCCTTCGGGAAGAGGTCGAGATGATGAAGCAAGAGATGGGCAAAAAACAAGAGATGGCTGAGGTCATTGAAGAGCCCAAGGCGGTAGAGGTAACAATGGCTGCTCAGAAGCCTATCGTTGCTGCACCCGTAGAGAAAAAACACGAACTGAAATTTCACATCGGTGCAGAGCGTGTTGTTAATACCCAAGACCGAGTGTTTTCTAAACTTTTCAAATAAATAAAGCGAAATGGCCACAACTACTTCAATGACCACAACGTATGCCGGTGAATTTGCCGGACGTTATATCTCTGCTGCCCTTTTATCTGGCGATACTATCGCTAAGGGTGGAATCGAGGTAATCCCCAACGTAAAATTCAAGCAAGTCCTTAAGAGGGTTGCTTTGAACGATATCGTTAAAGACCAGACCTGTGACTTCACAGACACTTCTACTTTGACTTTGAACGAGGCTATCCTTCAGCCAGAGTTCCTGCAGGTAAACCTTCAGCTTTGCAAAAGTAACTTCGAGTCTGATTGGGAAGCCATCCAGATGGGTTACTCTGCATTCGATACTTTGCCTACGAACTTCGTAGATTACTTCATCGGCTACAACGCTGCTAAAGTATCTGAGTGGATCGAGTCTAAGATCTGGACTGGAGCAACTGCAAGTGCTGGTGAGTTCAACGGATTCCAAACTATCCTCGCTGCTGATACAACCGTTATCGATGTAACTGCCGTTACTGGTGGCATTACTTCCGCCAACGTCATCACAGAGATGGGTCGTGTACTTGATGCAGCACCAAACGCAGTATACGGAAAGGATGACCTTTACTTGTACGTTCCTACCAATGTATTTAAGGCTTATGTCCGTGCCCTTGGCGGTTTCGGTGCTTCTGGTCTTGGAGCAAATGGTGTTGACAACAAGGGCACCACTTGGTTCGCTGGACAAGATCTGTTCTTTGATGGTGTTCGTTTGTTCCACGCTCCCGGTATGGGATCTAACAAGATGGTATTAGCTCAGAAGTCAAACCTATACTTCGGTTGCGGTCTTTTGAACGATACCAACGAAGTGAAGGTTTTGGACATGGGCGACCTTGATGGTAGCAAAAACGTACGTTTCGTAATGCGATTTACTGCAGGAGTGCAAGTAGGTTTCGGTGCTGACGTGGTTCTTTACGCTTAATCTAAGTTTAATAAATAAACAATAAGGGGGGCCGGGCATTGCCCTCGCCCCCTTTTTTAATTCAATAAAAAAATGTCTTGTACCTTCACCCTCGGTCGCATAGAGCCGTGTAAAGACCAAGTAGGTGGTCTGAACAAAGTTTATTTCATCAACTCGATTAACCTCGCAAACGTTGCTTATGATACCGCTAACACGGATGTCATTTCTCAGCTTGCTACTGCAGCAGTTTCTGCTTACGTATATGACCTCAAAGGAACTTCTAACTTTGAGCAGGCAATCACTTCCAGCCGTGACAACGGAACTACTTTCTTTGAGCAAGTTCTAAACATTGTTCTAAAAAAGCAGACTATCGACACGCATAAGCAGATCAAGCTATTGGCTTGGGCTCGCCCAATTATCGTAGTCGAGGATAACAACGGCAATGCCTTCCTTATGGGATTAGAGCACGGAGCAGAGGTAACGGGTGGATCTATCGTAACGGGCGCTGCTTATGCAGACCTAACGGGATACAACGTAACCTTCACAGGCCAAGAGCGTGTGCCTGCTAACTTCCTAAAGGGTGCGATTGCAAATGATCCATTCGCTGGATTATCTGGAACGAAGCCTACGATGGTATTCGGAGCATAATTATCCAATGGATAAAGATAAAGGGGGGGCTTCGGCCTCCTTTTTTATTGAGGCATATCCCACTTTGTAGCGACTTTGGGTTATTTAGGTATGATTTTCTTATCATATAATGCCCAACAGGATATCACCTTGCCAATCCGTGACTGGAAGTACGGAAACGATGACCTCACGAACTACGGAGACTACTGGCGCATACAAGCCAAGTTCGTAAATAAGGACACGAGAGAGGTGATTACCTTTACTCTGGCGAGCCCATCTTTTGATGAAGACACAAGGGAGCTTACATTTGCGTATAATAGCGCAACACTTGATCCGGAAGTACCCTACATTTTACGCCTCGAAGACCAGAGGTACGCAGCAGGAGTCGCTAACCAATATGAGGATAGGGTGATAGCAGATGCAGGGACAATCGAGGCTCTGGCTTGCGTTACTACTGGGCTCACGGCTTTAGGGGTGGACGATGCTAAGGTGCTGACCATTGACAAAATTTATATGCTGCCGAGTGGTGGTACGATCGATAACTATCAACCTGTGCTGCAGACAACCGAGCGCACTATGAACAATGACTTTGTGATCTATGGCGAATAATATCCGACTAATCAATCTGGCGTCTTATACCACGCCACAAATCAGCGAGAACCCTCGCTTGAGCTGGGTGGAGTATGGCGATGACAATCAGTTTTTTAACTACCTTATCGATAGGGCTAATGGCTCACCTACTAATAATGCGGTGATCACGGGGATCGTAGATATTATCTACGGAAAGGGCATCGATGCATCCAACTCAGATGCTAACCCTTCCGGGTATCTGGAGCTGCGTAGGCTTATCCAGCCCGAGCAGCTTAAGAGGGTAGTAAATGACTACTATATGCTTGGCAATGGAGCGTTCCAGATTATCTATACTGCGGACAAGAGCAAGATAGCGGAGGTATATCACATCCCAGTCGAGACGTTAAGGGCAGAAAAGTGCAACGAAGAGGGAGAGATCGAGGCCTACTATATGGCTTACGATTGGAGTAAGGTTCGAAATAAGAACCAAGCGGAGCGCATCCCAGCGTTTGGATACGGAGCAGCATCCGATAAAGCAGAGATCCTTTACATACGCCCGTACCGGAGTGGCTCTTACTACTATTCACCGGTGGATTACCAAGGGGGGCTTCCATACGCTGAGATGGAGGAAGAGATTGCGAACTACCATATCAACAATATCAAGAACGGACTGGCTCCTTCGATGATCATTAACTTTAATAATGGCATTCCACCGCAGGAAGAGCAGGACAATATCGACTTTGCAATTAAACAGAAGTGGAGTGGTAGCAATAACGCAGGCAAGTATATCCTCGCCTTCAACGATGATAGCCAAAAAGCAGCTACTATCGAGCCCGTTACTTTATCGGAGGCTCACCTTCAGTATGAGTTCTTAAGTAGTGAGAGCACGAGCAAGATTCTGGTATCCCACCGCATCACCTCGCCTATGCTCTTCGGGGTAAAGGATGCTACATCCGGGTTGGGAAGTAATGCTGATGAAATTAAGAATGCTTTTAATCTGTTAGATAACACGGTGATCCGCCCGAAGCAGGAGCAGATCGCTGCTGGCTTAGATATGATTCTTGCTTACAATAACGTAAGCCTCGACCTATACTTTAGGACATTGACTCCTGCGGAGTTTGCTGACGTGAAAGAGGTAAGCGATGAGGTAGTGATTGAAGGGGCTCCGGTTGCAGAGGTAAGTGAAGCAACGGAGGATCTTATCAAAAAAGATGCATCCTACAATGGTGCCCAGATTGCAAGCTCTCTGGATATTATGAGAGCCGTTACGGAGGGGATACTTACGCAAGACCAAGCGATCACGTTCCTCGTACAGATGCTACAATTCGAACCACAAGTAGCGCAGGCTCTTTTCGTGGGTAACTCTTCTGCCGTTATTACGCAGATGAAGTCGCAGAAGGGGGGAAGGGATGGCCTCCCTTTTCTGATGGAGGAGCTTGCTGCTGAACTGGTAGCGAAGCTTCAAGATATCGGGGAGAGCGAAGAGGAACTACTTAGCGACTACGAGATGGTCGATAGCGAGATAGTAGATAGCGAAGAGGATGAATACGATGTCGAGGCATACCTAAACTCCCGGACTGAACTTGTGGCGCAGGATCCCAGCGAGCAAGATTCGAAGAGATACAAGGTGCGTTACTTCTATGCCGTTGGCGCTATTGCGAATAAAAACCGCAATCCGGGCCCAAGCAGAACCCTCTGCCGTAGCCTTATCGCTGCTAAGAGAGTATATCGGATGGAGGACATCAAGGAACTAAGCTCTAACGGGGGCGCAGAAGCGCAGGGAGCCTCTTACAGCGTTTGGTTGTACAAGGGTGGGGCTAACTGCTACCATCGCTGGGAACGTAGGGTATATCGCAAGAAACTCACGAAGGATGGCGAGATCTATGGAGGGGGCACTTTGAGTGGCACAACTATCATTAACGTAAATGAAGCGGTACGTCAAGGATTCAAGCTACCTAAGAACCCAAAGGAGGTCGCTATCGCACCTATCGATTCGGACTACCAAGGCTATACTCCTGCTTACGCTCAGAGTAAAGGCATACCCAAATAGTCGCAATATCCGAGCAATCGGGTTTATTAAATATGGCATACGCTCTCTTTGTTTCACCCGATGATATCGTAAAGCGTACCGCTATATCCGGTAACGTAGATCGGGATCAGATGGTGCAGTATATCAAGACCTCGCAGGACATACATATCCAAGCGTTGCTCGGTACTGCGTTGTACGATAAACTCAAGAACGATGTGCTGGCAAATACCCTCACGGGCAACTACCTAACCTTGATGAATGACTACGTGCAGGATGTACTGGTACATTACACGATGGTGGAGCTGCTTCCGTTTTTGACTTACAAAGTAAGCAACGGGGGAGTATTTAAGAAACAGAGCGAGAATAGCGAGAGCATTGACAAGAGCGAGCTGGAGTACTTGATCCAGAAGGAGCGAGATACGGCAGAGCATTATGGCAGGCGTTTAGTTAATTACTTGACATTTTACGGAAGCCTTACTCCGGAGTACTACGCTAACCAGAACGGGGAGATGTATCCTACGGACGGGCAATCATTTCACGGATGGTATTTATGAATAGGTACGGAATCAAAAGGAGCAACATCCAGAAGCTCCGGGTATTTTTAAGCAAGAAAAAGTGAGCAATTTTATATCGTGGGGAGTAGTGTACTGCTCTACTTGGTTTGGCCAAGTGGACGAGACTACTTTGTCTATCCAGAACCAGTCAGCCCCTCCGTGCTTCGCTCCTGCTAATGAGATCGTGGAGCAGTTTGAGACTCGGGTGCTGAACGATGGAGGCACCTTTGAGGGCTTTGATTGTTTGACTGCTGCCTTGCAGGACTTGGGTGAGGACACCTACTATGATATTTTTGATACGTATATTCAGCGTATGACCGATGACGGAGCAACATTGGAGGGAGAGGACTGCTTAATTGACCAACTATTTATTTTGAATTGATATGAGTTTTTTTGATGACGCAAGTCTGGTAATGATTCCTTCGGGATACAAAGACCAAAAGGTTTACTCGGTTAAGCCGACCGATGGTACGGGTGACCTCACCTTCAGCCGTGCCTCAAGCGCAACCCGTGTGCAAAGTGACGGCCTAATTGAAAAGGTGCGGACTAATCACATTTTGCAAAGCAATACGTTTAATACGACTTGGTCACCGACTACTTTAACTCTAACAAGCGGAGCGACTGCCCCCGATGGCACCGCAACGGCTTGGACTGCTGCCGTAACCGCAGCAAGTGGTGTTGTTCAACAAGCCGTAACGCTTACGGGACTTCGCACCTTTAGCATTTATGCAAAGCAAGGAACGCTTCGGTACTTGTATATGGGAGTTTATGGTGGCACTATTTCTTATGCAACATTTGACTTACAAACTGGTACCATTGCCGCAGGAACAAATGCTCGTATTGAAAGCGTTGGCAATGGTTGGTATCGTTGCACTTGCCATAGTGCTGATGGCACTACGGGCGGTATTCAAATTTTGCCTACTGATACTATTTCCTCTGGCTCTTTAACAAGCGGCAACATCTTAATTTACGAATCTCAATACGAAACGGGCGACATCGCAACCGACTACATCGCCACCACCACCGCAGC